GAAAGGCCAGGCTGCAGATGTTCCTAGATACCATTAAGAGTCCTAATGAGCCGCTCAAAGAGATGCTGATGAAGAAGTGGCTGCAAGGATGTGTTGCTGCAGCATGCGAGGAGGGCGGAGCTAATTTGGAGGGTATCCTGGTATTCCAGGGAGCCCAGGCAGTCGGTAAGACGCAGTGGTTCAACAGCCTGGCACCGAACAAAGAGTGGCTGCTGGAAGGCGCTACACTGAATCCCCAGGACAAGGACAGTGTGAAGCAGTGTGTTAGCCATTGGATATGCGAGCTCGGAGAGTTGGGATCCACCTTCAAGCGTGCAGATATTGACCAGCTCAAGGCATTCCTAACCAAGCGCAGCGATGAGTTACGCCTACCTTATGACCGAGCGTTTAGCAATTACCAGCGGCGCACAGCGTTCTATGCCAGTGTGAATGAGAGGGAGTTCTTGATCGACACCAGCGGCAACAGACGGTTCTGGGTTGTACCGGTGACAGAGATAGACTGGCGCCATGGCTTGAACATGCAACAAGTGTGGGCTGAGATCAAGCAGACGATGTATGCCAAGGGAGATCGTAATTGGTTCCTTACAAGTGAAGAGCGGGTGATGCTGCAGGACAGCAACGAGTTCTTTAGAACCCAGAGCGCGGTCGAAGACCTGCTGCTACAATACATACGGTTTGACAGTGCAGACAAGAAGCCAGTGCAAATGACGCACTTGCTCAGGGACATGGGAATCAACAACCCCAGGATGGCGGACTTCAAAGACGCTGCCAGGGTGCTCGCTGATCGTGGTGTTGAACCAAGATATAGCAATGGCAAGAAGATATATGACCTGGATTATGACGCGGTAGTCACCGCAGATGACACCTTCCCACCGGCCCCGAAGTGGGATATGTGACAGGGTGAGGTGCAGGGTACAGGTAGGCATAATTGGTGTATCGTGTCGATGTATAAAGTTGGTATAAGTGGACACGATAATGTATGCAAATTTATACAATGAGATTAGCTATACACTGTACCCTGTTAGGTGTATGCGTAAGTCGTTGATATATCGCTTGTTTTTTTATAGGTAGGGTAGGGTATAGTCTTTTAGGTAGAGCAGTTTTATATAAGTATAAAGTAGAGTTATTTATAGTTTATATAGGGTCATATAGCCTTACTATGAGACACCTACTATACCCTACACTGTACACTGGAGAAGACTATGGATGTGTTTGATTATGATGAGCAGCTTACTTATAACGAAAATTTCAATAAGTGGCGGCTAATGAACAAAGATGAAAGAGAGAGCTACGGCGAGAGACCACTGGCCCACGGTGAGGCCGAACGGATGTTCGCAAAAATGGCAGGAGACTTATGGCTGAAGAAGAAAAGAAATTAGGCAGACCCAAGAAGGAAAAGCCTAAGCTCACAAACGCGCCCATTCAATTCGTCGCAGACGAGGAGCTGGGCATTACCGATATGCAAGCAGGGTTCGTCTGGCACTACACCGAAGGTGCATGCGGACAGACAGAGGCAGCTCGAAGAGCAGGCTTCAGCTTCCCAGCTAATGCCGCATCGAAGATGCTGAACGGTAGGGATCATCCGAAGGTGACAAAAGCAGTGCGGATCGCCCAGGAAGAGCTGCGCGAGAAATATGCAATCACGCCAGAAAAGACTGGTGCGATGCTATGGAATATCGCCGAGACATCGTTCGAGCAGGGCGCATACAATGCTGCCGTGAGTGCGGTGAAGGAGCTCAACAGCCTGGCAGGTCTGTCAATACAACGCAGCCAAAACCTTAACATCAACGCCAACCTGGAGCGCATGACCAAGGAGGATATCAAGGAGAGGCTGAACGATTTATTGGGCATAAAAACTACCTACGATGACAAGGATGTGTAGCGCAAGTTGCGAAGCAAAGGGTAGCCTGGGGAAGGTTGAATATAACCAAGAAAGAGGGCTCTTTCTTTTTGGTGCCCAGATATATGCAAAAAAGTTATAAAAAAGGGAATTCCCATAAGAATCAGTGATATAGGGCAGGTTTTGCCAGGGATTGAGCAGCCTGGTCCGCGCCCCCTGTGAGCACGGGGGTCACAAACAGGGCTGATTGGGCCTGATTTGCCTGGATATGGGCCACCAGGGCAGGATTTTATTGGACCCCTATGGATCCAGAAAACGAGATCGAATCCCTTTGGTTTTTTTGGGGCGGCACCCCCCTAAATGCGGCGGCGGCCAGCGGGATAGGTTTACTTGAGTTTTACACATTCAGTAACTAAAATTCTGTAATGGATAAACACTTTGCCCTTTCAGATTCTATGTGCAAATTTTTGCACACCAAATTGTCCAGGGGGGTAAACTCTAGGGACGTTTGGGTTGCCTGGGGGGAAAAATTTTTTTCAAATTTTTAAATAAAAGGAAATGATGATATGGCTGATTCACGCAACAAAGGAGCTGCCTTCGAGCGTGATTTGGTCAAGCGCCTAAATACTTTTTTCGCGGATAACGGGGTAGTCGATGGTAATGGCCAGGACCTCACCTGTAAGCGCAACCTCGATCAATATCAGACTGCAGGCATGTGTGACATTGAGATACCTGGTCATGCTATTGAGGCCAAGGCGTATAAGAGTGGCTGGTGGTATGCCCCCGCCTGGTGGGACCAGGTGCTTGAGGCGTGCGGTGACAGAACTCCCGTCCTTATCTATAAGTTTAACAACAAAGCCATAAGGGTCTGCGTGCCGATTCACGCGATCAACCCTGGTTTCGAGCGCGACAACGCGCAAACCGTGGTAATGACTTTGGACCAATGGTTTATACTATTGGGTAAATACTTTAAGGAGGGTAGTTATGGCGGTCAAAAAAAAATCGACGGTGAATGCTTCGGGCAATTATACTAAGCCCACAATGCGTAAAAACCTGTTCAATCGTATCAAGGCTGGTACTAAGGGCGGAAAGGCGGGTCAATGGTCTGCCAGGAAGGCTCAATTGCTGGCTTCTGAATATAAGAAGGCGGGGGGAGGCTATAAAAAATAATGGCATTAAAGAAACCCCAAAAGTCCCTGAAGAAGTGGACTAAACAGAAATGGACCACGAAGTCCGGTAAGCCTAGCGCTGAAACCGGTGAGCGTTATTTACCGAAGAAGGCTATCAAGGCGCTGTCCGACAAGGAATATGCAGCGACTACCAGGAAGAAGCGAGCGGATACAAAGAAGGGTAAGCAGCATAGCGCTCAGCCCAAGAAGGTGGCTGGCAAGACCAGGACCTATAGGAAACGGTAATGACCGAGCTCAACGAGAATACCGCTCTCACCATTCCACTTAAAAACCTCCTGGCAATGATTGCTTTTACAGCGGTATCGACCATGGCGTATTTTACGGTTGAGTCTCGATTGACTGCCCTGGAGCATAAGATTGAGCTAACCGATGTTGAGATCAAGTCCAACTCTGAGTTTCGCATCCTTTGGCCCAGGGGCCAGCTAGGTGCTCTGCCGGCAGATGCCAGGCAAGACATGATGATTGAGGGCCTTGATAGAGATTTGTCCGAGCTGCGGGAAATGCAGGACCGTGTTCATGAGCTCACAATAAGGATCGGCACTGTTGAGGCCCTTTACAAAGATCCTAATCCAACTGACTAAAGTGTACCTGGTTAATGACTGACTTTAGAGATGGTCCTGGAGATCGTGACCGCTGCATCGCTTTGCTTGTTGAAAAGAGCGACATGGATTATTATGAAGCAGTAGATTTTTTTGATAATAGGGTGGCTAGATCCGAATCTGAACCAGGCACCGAAAATTTCATGAGGCCGATAGTGGGCCCAGACGATTCATTTAGGTGATGCAATGGATGATTGGAGAGACCCCGACACTTGGAAAGGCTTAGCGCTAGTTGTCGTATTTGTCTCAATTGCCCTTTGGCATTTACTTACGAGGTGATTATTAGGTGAATAGAGACGATATCGACATATTCGCTTTTAACCTTGGGGGCAGCGTCAGTGATATGATGCGCGATCCCGAAGAGAAGAGTGATCCTTTTCTGACTGAGGAGCAGGCTGCGTATTTTGCAGCGCAACTACTTCCTGGGGCAGCGACTGTTGATGCTACCGGTAATATGCCTGGAATGCCATCGTCTGATACAGGTCTCACCGATATATTTGATGCCGAAAACAATCCTTCTATCCTGGAGAACATTCGCCAGGGCAACATCCTAGATCCTGCGCTGCAGGCGTTAGGCGTCCTGGGTGATGCGACCTACGTGATTCCGCCGCTCGGAGCTACGCTGGGGACCGCGTTGAAGGCACCAGGCGCACTTAGAAAAGCCATGAAGCTGACCGGTGGAATTGATAATCTGCCCCAGGATGTTGCCAGGGTAGGTGATGGTGTTGAAGCCATTGATGCCGCCAGGTTAGTTGCAGCGATTGAGCAGGGCACCAAGGTAGATGGTCCGATCAGAACCACCCCTGTATTCCAGGAGCTGGGTATTGAGCGAGTGAGAGAGATTGAGGCTGCACTTAAACGGCAGCAAGGTGATCTTAATTCGGTTGAAGCCATGGTCCAGCGAGCTAACACAGTGAACCCTTCATTCCAGGCTAACATTGACTCAGTGGCTAAGTCAGTTGGTGGCAAGAAAGCTGATAAGTTTATCAACCTAAAAGATGGCAGCCAGTTTGATGTTGAGGTCAAGACGCCGAAAAGCATAGCCACCAAGGTTGAGAGAAAGGGCCTGGCGCCGGCAGACTTCACCGATGGCGTAAGAACAACGATTTACATAGATACTGCAGACCAGGCAGAAGAGGCTGTGAGTCAAATAGGCCAGATGTACACGACTATCGACCGAGGTTGGCAGCGCATACCTGAATCTGGTTACTTTGACCGGAAGATGAATGTCCTGGTTGATGATCCGGCTACCGGCAAGAAGATTGTTGCTGAGATCCAGATTAAGACGCCTGAAATGTTTGATGCGGGGGAGCAGGGAGCTCACCGCTGGTATGATTACTCCAGGAAGCTAGAAGGCCGGTACAACCACGAGATACCTGGTACTAAGCTGAAGCTATACAATAAGGCGCTTGCTGAGCAGAGGCGCCTGTTTGGTGCTGCTTTTGATGCAGCGGATCCTGCTATTGTGGAGCAGCTTGTGGATAAGTTTATGAAAGGGGGAGTTGTGGAAGCTGGTCCCCGATCTTTCCGTATTTCATTTCAAAACTGGGCTTAGATAGCTTTTTACCCTCTTTAAACCACTGAACGACATCCCACTCGGTCTGTTTTTCCCATTCGTCAGAGCCCTGGGCTAGGTGAAATCCACCAAAATTATCGTCACCGTAGTCAACTAAAACGCCTGGCGCTTCTTCCCAGGTCCAATAACTCTCTATCTTTTCCATATTATTCTCCTGCCATGAGCAATGCTGCTGCATACTTGGCTGCCAATCTTTTTCTATCGGCAGGCTTGGGTATACTGTCAAGACCATTGTAGTTGTTTTTGAGGTCGCACACCTTAACTGCTTTTGCAATCGGGTTGGCAAAACACCTGGGGATGTATTCTTCCAAGTAATCCTCACCAGGGGCCTTAGTGACCGCTCGAACCGCAGCCTCTATTTCAGGACCAAAGATCTCACCGCACTCGATGAAATCTTGCTCAGTATTCCAGACGTTCTCGTAAGCGTCATGCAACAATCCAACAATAGCATGCGTCTCGCCATACTTCTCCATCATGGGTTTGGCTACGGCCATCGCGTGGAATATGATAGGCAAGCCGTTCTTATCGAACAGCTCCTCATACTCGGCAACGGCAACCTCTAAAGCCTTTTGAAACCCAGCAACCACAACACACCTCCCTTCTCAATACAGTTTATTGTAACACTTATCGTGTCGTTGTACAACTAATTGCAGCCTACTTAACTCGGCTGCGCTCGCCCTGGGGGCTAATGTAATAGATCCCGTGAGGCTTCTTTTGCTTATCCAGGATCTTGGCACGCCTGGCTATTATCTCCTCATAACTTGCTTCACCGCAGCGCCTGGTAACAACGTACCCGCTGCCGCTCTCTGCCTGGAAGAACTCTTCCAGCTCGTATCTATCTGCACTCATATTGCTTCTCCTTTGGCTTGCTCACAGTGTGGGCAAACCATTTGTTTGGTTTTAGGGTCCTCAACCAGGCGCAAATCATGCGCGTCACAGAATCGAGGATCGGTTGGTTTGTTGAAGATGCGATCAAAATTGTCGCTAAAACTCTTCATATTGGTGGGGCGTTGGGTGTGACCTTTGCTCATCTTTCTGCTCTCTCCAGATTTTTACGATGTGTTTGGCTTCAGGCCCCGCGTTATGATGCACGTTCAGGGCACGTTTGTAGATTTTCATTCGCTGCTTCTCAGTCATACCAGGTTCCACGTGGAACAATTCAGCCTGGTCCAGAGTGTCGAAATACTTATCCATCTTGCAGCTCCTTGAGGATCTCCCGCAATAACTCCAGGATTTCCGCGTGGGTTTTAAGGACTTCTTCAGCGTCCTCTTTGTCTAACTCAATAATGATTTTACTCATTTTTATCCTCGGCAAATAGGAGAGCCAGGAGCCCTCCCATCATTGTGGCTGTAAAAAGCAACGCAATATCTATCACGCTGCCATCCTCTTATACCTGCCGCGACCCTTGTAACCTTTAGCCTGGACGGCCTCTAACGGGCTGCTTTCTTTGCAAGCCTGGAGATAACCTTCGACAGTATAGTTATCCATCAAGCAGTTTACCCAAGACTTCCAGGGCTTGCTGCCGTATTTGAAGCGAGCAATAAACGCTGGCTTTGGCTTGCCGATCCATGAAGGGTGACAGTTAGGGTGTGCAACCTCCATATTGACAGACTCAGAGTGACGGCCTCGATACATTAAGTACATACCGTCCCAGGCAAAATCTTCTTTAACAAACGCAGTCATAACTTCTCCTTAATAATTAACTTACATTTACAATATACCTAATAACGTGTCGTTGTGCAACTATTTATTAAATTAAATTAAAGTATATTTATGCTTGCACAACGACACGATATAGGATACATTAGCAATGTAGTAATTAAGGAGTGAGAAATGAGTGTTTTAGTCAACGAGATCGAGGTCTTCGCAACCAGGTTCGGTGTTCCGCCGGCTGTTGCCATGATGTTGCCTGCGGTCTTTAACCAGGGTGCCGAAGAGGTTGGTATGACCGCTGCAGAGTTGGTCAAGTTAGCCACTTACGGTGAAGAAGAGTTGGGCCACTACATGGTCACCATCGCGGAAGAAGCTGCGAACAGTGACGCGGGTAAAGAGGCTTGGGCTGAATTTGAGGAGAAGATGAATGGGTAACTGGGAAAGCATGACAAGAGCAGAGCGCAAGAAAATGGTAGATGATTGCTTCATACCTGGCGTGTCAAAGATTATCAGGGTTGATTCTGTGGAGAAAGAGATCAAGAAGGACCCTCGCATTAAAGCGAAGGAAGCCAAGATGATCCGTGCTCTTCTTCAAGGGAGGGCACGTTAATGCCAGTATCTGAAGAAGCCAGGGTGAAGAAAGTATTTGCTAACAGAGTGCGCCGGATTTGCCTGGCGCACGACATCGAGATCGTCTATGACGGTGTGCCTAAAAACTATGCTGCAGTTGAGCTCGTAAAGAATGGCCAGGTCTTGTTTGCCGATAGGGCTAGTGATCGGCAGCCATTGAACATCAACTGGCAGCGTTTGTTTCAGGAAGTTACCGATTATGGGTTCAAGTGTAGGGAGAGAAAGGCTGTATGATTAATCCGCTCAAGCAAATCAACAATATTTATGGCTATGTCAGGGTATCGACTAAAGAGCAGGTACGATCTGGCGTGTCCTTAGAGGTTCAGCAGCAGCAGATTGCTGACTTTGTTAAAGAGAAGTATAACCGAGAGGTTACAGAGTTCCTGGTAGATGACGGCGTGTCCGGCACCAGGCCAATCCTGGATCGACCAGGCAGTAAAGAGCTCACCGACATCATTGATCGTCATGATGTCATTGTTTGCACTCGATTGGACCGATTATCCAGGTCCAGCGCCGATTTGCTGTCAATTATCCCCGTATTGCAAGATATTGGCATTACATTGTTCTTTTGTGAGCAGTTTGGCGAGGTGCCCATCGTATATCCTAAGCCAGAAGGCCAGAAGGGCCTGAGATCTAAGTTTGATATGAACGAAATGGCTAACCAGATCATGCTTATGGTGCTTTCAGCGGTTGCTGAGATAGAACACTCCACCATCAAGGACCGATTTGGTGATGGCAAGGTAGATTGGGCCTCTCGCGGATACTTCATTGGTGGCAGCGCTCCTTATGGCTACGCTAAGGTCCAGGAGAAGCACGGCAATAAGACCAGGACTCGCCTGGAGGAGATCCCCGAAGAGCAGGATGTGTTGATGACGATTTACAAACTGCGGGACCGAGGGCTGGGCCCCAGGAAGATTGCTAAGCAGGTCGCATCGCTCCACGCTTGCGCTGCTGATATCACTTACTCTAAAGTACGCCGTATCCTGGACCGCAAATTCCAAGGTATCGGCGAAGCTGCATAGGTGTATAATGGGGCTTCATTTGGAGATCGTTATGAGCGCACTAGAAAATGTGGAATATGCTCTGACCAAGATTGACGGCATGCTCGAACAAGATTACATGACAACGCCCGTTCGTCAAATCTTGAATGAGTGTAAAGAACATCTTGAAGAGGCGAAAGTAGAGCTAGGCGGCTAATGGCCACATTAACCGGCTGGGGTCGCGGAACCTGGGGCGAAGGCGCCTGGGGTACTTCGCTGCCTGTAACTTTATCGACCGCTGGTGTAATCACCTCAGCCGTTGGCAGTGTAACTATTGTTGCAGAAGCCAACGTGACCCCTGTTTCCCCAGCAATAACCTCGGCAGTTGGTGCCCCGCAAGTTGTAGCTGGCGCTGTCGTCCAGGTTACTGGGTTATCTATATCTTCGGCAGTTGGCAGCGTTACCGCTACCGCTGCAGCAGATGTTGCTGTATCTTCAGCCGGCGTTATTACTTCAGGCGTTGGCAGCTTAACAGTCAATGCGGTTGCTAATGTTACAGCCCCATCCCTGGCGATTACGTCTGGTATTGGCGCTGCCCAGGTAGTTGCCGGCGCAGTTGTCCAGGTGACTGGACTGTCTATGTCCTCAGCCATTGGCAGCGTAACGGTAGATGCTGAAGCAAATGTGACAGCCGGCAGCCTGGCAATAACTTCTGCAGTAGGCGCCCTAGCTGTTGATGCTGAAGCAAATGTGACAGCTGGCACCCTGGCGATTACTTCTGCTGTTGGCGCTGCAGCTGTTGATGCCGAAGCAAATGTGACAGCCGGCAGCCTGGCAATAACTTCTGCAGTGGGATCTGCTTCTGTCCAGGCGAAAGCCAATGTGACTGCGGGATCCCTGGCGATGACATCTGCCATTGGCAGCGTCATTGTTTACAACAACACAATTGTAGAGCCCGTTGGCTTTGAGATTGGCGTAGCGGTTGGCGATGTTACGTTAAAGTTAGGCGCATCCGCATTCCCAGTGGGCTTGGCTGTAAGTGTAGACTTGGGCGCTCCTTTGGTGTATGGAGAGATAGACACCAATCAAGATCCAAACTACAATACAATAAACGATGGGCAAAGTCCTGGGTGGGCTTCTATATCAGTTTCACAGTCCCCAGGTTACCAAGAAATTGACGCTGGGCGCGATGCTGCTTAGCAAGTGAGGACAAAAAATGGCTACTTACGTTAATAACTTACGGCTTACTGAGCTGGCAACAGGTGAAGGATCTGGAACCTGGGGCACAACCACTAACACCAACCTGGAACTGATTGGTGAAGCCTTGGGTTATGGCTCCGAAGCTATTGCTAACGCCTCCACTCATACAATCACTGTTGCCGATGGAACAGCTGACTCAGCCAGGTCGTTTTACTTAAAACTGACCGGCGGCGGCCAGGCTTGTACTGTTACCCTGGCACCTAACACCTTATCTAAAGTTTGGATGGTTGAAAATACCACCAACTCTACCCTTACCTTCTCCCAGGGCTCTGGCGCAAATGTTGCGGTCCCAGCTGGCCAGGTGAAGATGATTGCCACAGACGGTGCCGGCAGCGGCGCTGTTGTTTATGACCTATTAGTTGATACTGACCTTACCGGCACCACCACGGTTGTCAACCTGACTGCTTCTGGCACTGTTGATGCAGCGGCTGTTGAGTTTGACTCACTTTCTGGCACCGGAGCTGTTGCGGTAACTGACATCCTGGACCAGGACAACATGTCCTCCAATAGCGCAACCGCCCTGGCCACACAGCAGTCTATTAAGGCGTATGTTGATTCTTCGGTAGCATCTTTTGACACCCTGGCTGAGGTTTTGGCCCAGGGTAATACCACTGGATCAACTGATATAGAAGTAACAACCGCACAGAAAGTTCAATTCCGTGATTCAGCCATATACATAAACTCAAGCGCAGACGGACAGCTCGACCTCGTTGCTGACACAGAGATTCAGATAGCTGCTACTACGATTGATATTAACGGAGCCATCAACGCAAGCGGCGAGATCATTGCGGCAAGCCTAGACATCTCAGGCGACATAGACGTAGACGGCACTACTAACCTTGATGTCGTGGACATTGATGGTGCTTTAACTGGAACAACCGCTACGCTTGTAGGCGCAAACACCCTGACCTTGCGTAACGACACAGCAACGGATGCCGATGAACCAAAATTAATTTTTGATAACGACGCGTTTGCTGGCGCAAATTACGCAAATATACGAACCGGAAATGGCGGTTTACAATTATATTTAGAAAGCCCTAGCACATCTACTTTCCAAAACCGACATAGGCTTTTGTTCAACGGCGGGGGCAGTGATGATTTTCAATACCTCCTTTCAACAGACAACGGTTCAAATTACGTCAACTATTTCCAAATAGACGGCGGCAATGTCACTTTCAATGAAACAGGTGCCGATAGGGACTTCCGCGTTGAATCAGACGCTAACACTCATGCTTTGTTTGTTGATGCAGGTAATGGTCGCGTTGGTTTGTTTACTAGCTCCCCTGCCGCACCTTTAGATATACAGTTTGGTGATAACGCCAACATACTAAGAGGTTCCTACGCTTCGGGGGAAGATAATTTTTTCTTAGAGCTAGACTCAGCGATAGTCGCAAGCGGCGTTGTTGGGTATCAGTTTCACCTTACAAACAACGGCACCGCATATAACAACACGCTTACGTTAGATCGCGGGAACGTAGGTATAGGCGTTGAATCCGCCGATGAAATCCTCCATGTTGAAAAATCAACAGGCACAACGCTAGTAAAAACAGAAGTTGGCGGAAATAGTACAGTCGGATTTGAAATTGCTAAAACCGGTGCAACCACTAAGAATTGGAGAATTGCGGATGGACAAGTAGCCAACGGTTCGTTAGACATTTATGACGTAACAAACAGCCGTAGTATTCTGCATGCAGATACTCAAGAAGTTGTAATCAACGATACTGCCGTGAACCTAGACTTCCGCGTTGAGTCTGACAACCTGTCACATATGTTGTTTGTTGATGCTGGTGCAGACGGTGTAGGTATTGGTGATGGCTCTGTTCAAGCAAATGGTTTAAGAATATCAAGTTCTACGGGTACAACAAACGCTGTAGATACGAAACTGTACCTTAACGCCCGTTCCTCTGGCACTACTACTACAGGCTTTGGCCCCGGCATCGTGTTTGCTGGTGATCGTAATGGGGATGGTAATACGCAACAAATGGCTCGAATTAGCGCTGTTGCAGAGGTCAATAGCGGCACAACTTTGTCTTCTGGCCTTCAGTTTCAGACAGCTACGTCTGGCGTGAACTCAGCAAAAATGACCATCAATAACCTCGGCTCTGTCGGAATAGGCGTAGCTGACGGTGATGTTACAAGCGATGGCACTGCCGCAAGAACCTATGTAGGTATTATTGGCACAGCTAACAGAGGTAGATTAAACATTGGCTCTACAGCATCTAATGGTGCTGACAGTGGTGTAATAAGTTTTGTTAATGGTGCGAACGAAATTGGCAACATTAATATGGAAACTAATTCTGGCAGTCAGACTGTTGGAAAGATGTACATCTCAAGCACTGATATACTAGATGTTCGTGCCGCAGGTGGTGTTATATTTAACGAAGATAGTGCAGATGTAGACTTCCGCGTTGAGTCAAACGGCAACGCTAATATGATAAGGGTTGATGGTGGCAATAATAGAGTCGGTATAGGCGAGTCAACACCAACTAAAACATTGTCCGTTCTTGGTGATGCAATAATAAAAAATACTCTTGATGGAACATACCTAACTTTACACAGCACACAGGCAAATAATGCTTCTGGGCCAGACATAGTTCTTTTCAGAGACTCCTCAAGCCCTGCTGATGATGACCCTTTATCAACTATTTTTTATCAAGGTAGAAATAGTGCAGGTGCGATAAAAGATTATATGAAAGTGCGTTCTTACATAAAGGACGTAACCGACGGCACCGAAGATTTTGGAATGGACATCCAAGTCATGACTGCGGGTAATGCCGTAAACGCTTTAGATATTTTGCCGAGCGAGCTAGTAATAAACAATGCAAGCGTAGACCGTGACTTCCGCGTTGAGTCTAACGGCAACGCTAATATGTTGTTTGTTGATGCTAATAATAATCGGGTCGGGATCGGCACCGGAGCGCCAAGTTATGAGTTTGTAGTATCTAAGGACGGCTCGTCCGGTATTGAGCTCGGTCCACAGGGTATAAATACCACTACCAGCCTTGTCCAGTTCTATAACCGCTCTACCGCCGCGTATGACACGGCTAGGTTCTACGCAAGCGGGTACGATTATTATGTAGGATCAGTAACAAATGTCCTGTCTCTCACAAGTGGTGGTGTCATAGCTAACGAAGGTGGTTCAGCCTCATTAGACTTCCGCGTTGAGTCTGA